TAATGAGTTTGTTAAGAATGATGAGCTGTTACAAGTATTCCAGGAAGAAGAAAGTGGATCTAAAAATAATAGACCACAACTAACACAGGCCCTGGAGTTATGTAAAAAAGAAAAAGCAACTTTAGTTATAGCTAGACTTGATAGACTATCTCGTAATCTTGCATTCACAGCATCGTTAATGGAAAGTAACATTGAGTTTGTATGTTGTGATATGCCATCAGTAAATAAATTTACGATACAAGTTTTGGCTGC